ATTTTGCTAATGGTGGTGATAGAAAAGTTGATAATGTTCCTGAAATTGATGTATGTAATGAGATGGGTGTAGAAATGTTATGGGGAGTGGGTGGCGGTAAGATACAATCATCATCAGATTTAATTAAAAACGTGGAGAAATAAAAAGTACTTGGAAATTAGTAGTAAATAGTTGTAAATTAGGTTATGTATCAAAATATATATATTGAGAAATCACAACATAGAAAACCCACCGTCCATCTGTGGGATGATAAAAGTGGATATCAAAAGTTCCAATTTACACCATATGCATATCAAAAATCTCAAACCGGACAACATCGTTCTTTGTATGGGGATAAATTAAAGAAGGTCAAGTTTTGGACTGGTGAAGATTTACAAAAAGGTAATGTATTTGAATCGGATGTTCCATTAGAAACAAGAGTGTTAGTTGATATGTATGGTGATTCGAATGAACCATCTCAAGGACATAGAGAAGTATTTTTTGATATTGAGGTTGAAATAAAAGATGGTTTTCCAGAATGGAGAAATTCAAAAAATAAGATAACTGCTATAGCTTTATATGATAAAACAGTAGATAAATATCATTGTTTTATTTTGGGTAATGTTAAGAATACAGATATAGTTGAATCATTTAAAACCGAAGAAGAATTGTTACAGAGATTTTATCAGAAATATTTAGAGATAAATCCAACTATATTGAGTGGTTGGAATATAGATGGGTTTGATATACCTTATTTATATAATAGAACTAAAAAAGTTATGGGTGAACAAATTGCTAATTGCTTATCACCAATCAATAATGTTTATTACAACGAACATCAAAATAGATTTAAGATTGCAGGAGTGTCACAATTAGATTATCTTTCATTATATAAAAAATTTACATTTACACAACAATCATCATATAGACTTGATTATATAGGCAAAGTTGAAGTAAATATGGGAAAGATAGAATATGAAGGAACTCTTGATGATTTGTATGAAAGTGATATAAACAAATATATTGAATATAACTTAAATGATGTTAAGATTGTAAAGGCCTTAGATGATAAATTAAAGTTTATTGAGTTAGTACAAGGTGTGTGTCATTTAGGTCATATAGGTTATGAAGATATATTTTTCAGTAGTAGATATTTAGAAGGTGCTATGTTGGTTTATATGAAAGATATAGGTGTGGTTGCACCGAATAAACCACAACGTGGGGACATGGGAAGTTATGAAAAATTCGCTGGGGCTTATGTTAAAGATCCTAAACCCGGCCGTTATGATTGGGTATTTGATTTGGATCTAACATCAATGTATCCATCTACCATTATGACATTGAACATATCACCCGAAACGAAGTTGGGTAAATTAGAAGGTTGGAATGCTGAAGAATTTGTTAAGGGTGTGAATAAGACATATACTTTGATGGTTGGAGATAAAGAAAAGGGAAAATATGACCAAGATGAGTTGAAAAAGATGTTTGATAATAATAAGGTTTCAGTTTCATCGAATGGTGTATTATATAGATATGATAAAAAAGGTTTAATTCCTGTGTTGTTAGAAAAGTGGTTTAATGAAAGAGTCGAATATAAGAGATTAATGAAACAATATGCAGATGAAGGTGATATGGAGAAGAGTGACTATTTTAAGAGAAGACAACATATTCAGAAGATTGTGTTAAATTCATTATATGGTGTGTTGGGATTACCTGTGTTTAGATTTTATGATGTAGATAATGCAGAAGCTACTACATTGACAGGTCAAGATTTGATTAAGTTTACAGAGAAGATAACCAATTTTTATTATAATCAACAATTGGGTGATAAAGAAGACTATTGTATTTATACAGATACAGATAGTGTTTTTTATTCAGCAAAACCACTAGTTCAAAATAGATATCCAAATGCTGATTTAGATGATGATGAGTTTATGACCACACAGATATTAGAGGTAGCACATGAAATTCAAGATTACATCAATAAATCTTATGATGTATTTGCGACAAGGATGTTAAATGTGAAAGGTAATCATCGGTTTGATATTAAACAGGAGTGTATTGCTAAATCAGCATTTTGGGTTACAAAGAAAAGATATGGTCAATGGATTATTAATGATGGTGGTAGAAAATGTGATAAATTAGATGTGAAAGGTTTGGATATTGTGAGAAGTAATTTCCCACCAGCTATGAGAGATTTGATGAAAGAGGTGTTACAAGGTATTTTATCTAAAAGAGATAAAGATGAGTTAGATGAACTTATAATTAAGTTTAAAAATAGAATGAAAAAGATGTCAATATATGATATAGCACTACCAACTGGTATTAGAGGATTGATTAAATATAAAGACACTAGATATAGTAATAAAAGAATATATGGTAAAGGAACTATATTTACAGATACACACAAGGGAACACCGGTTCATGTTAAAGCTGCTATAAAATATAACGATTTATTGAAACATTTTGGTGCTGAAAATACAGAACCTATACGAAATAGAGATAAAATTAGATGGATTTATTTGAAAAAAAATCCACTTGGAATAGATTCACTTGCATTTAAAGGTTACGATGACCCTAAACAAATAACTGATTTCATTGAACAATATATAGATTACGATAGGTTATTTGAGGGAGCATTACAAAAAAAGATTAATATGTTCTATGGTGCAATGAGTTGGGATTTACCAGTAGACAAAATAAATACATTAGAACGATTTTTTTAGTTGACTTATATAGTAAAAAGGTTGTAAGTTATAAAAGATGAAAGTAATAGATGGTTTGATTTACGATACGATAGGTTTTACTTGTAGTTGTTTTGATTTGTTACACGCAGGTCATATAATAATGTTACAATACGCAAAAGCTAGATGTGATAGGTTAATAGTAGGGTTACAAACAGATCCAACAATAGATAGATCAGAGAAAAATAAACCAATTCAATCGTTGGAAGAGAGAAGAATACAATTAGAGGCTGTTAAGTACATAGATGAAATATTTACATATGATACGGAAGAAGAATTATATAAAAAACTCTTGGATATTAACCCAGATGTTCGTATATTAGGTAGTGACTATATTGGTAAATCATTCACAGGTGACGATTTAGATATTAAGATTTATTATCATGATAGAAATCATAACTATTCATCAACAAATTTAAGACAAAGTATTGGTAAATATTATAGTTGTAAGGATAATATTTTAAGTTATAATAGATAAATGTGGTATCATATAAAAATAAAACCAGGTAATGGTATTTTATCAAAATCTACCTTTTGGTTAGGTGGCGATTCAGAAGAAGAAATTTACAAAATTTTAAAAAGAAAACATAAAATAAACAAAAAAGACGTGGAGTGGATTAAACAAGAAACTCCACCATTTATAGGAGAATAAAATGCAAAAAACAAAATTAGATAGATTTATACAAAAGTATAATCTTAATGGAAATGTTAATAGTGTTAAATGGAAATCAAATGGTGATAAATTATCAACAACATTTGTAACTCCAGATAAATCATTATTGGGAACTGTAAATGTAGATAAGTTTCAGTTTGAAAATGCTGAACTTGGTGTATATCAAACAGATTTACTTAAAAATCTACTTGGTGTTCTTGGTGATGATGTATCCTTGACATTATCTAGATTTGGTGATAAAGCAGTTACACTTAAAGTAAAGAACGGCCCAGTATCGGTTGATTATGTATTAAGTGACTTATCTGTAATTGCAGACCCACCTGAATTAAAAAGATTACCACGATTTGATACTCATATTAAGTTGGATTCTAACTTTATTGAAACTTTTGTTAAAGGTAAATCTGCATTGAGTGATATAGATACTTTTACAATTGTTAAAACTGATACTGGTCTTGAAGTTGTTATTGGTTATTCATCAACAAATACAAATCGCGTTAATATTCCTGTTGATACTATTAATGAAAATTTAACAAATTCAATAACATTTAATGCTAATTTATTTAAAGAAGTTTTAGTGGCTAACAAAGAATGTATATCTACAGTATTAGAGATTTCAAATGAAGGTCTAGCCCGTGTAAACTTTAAAGTTGATGATTATGATTCTACATATTATATAGTAGCTATGACAGAGGTAGATTAAAATGAAACCATTCAAATCCATACTTTTACTTCTTTCCTTATTTCTGATGTTTGGTTGTGAGAAAGAGAACCCTCTTGAACCATCCAGAAGGGACTTGCATTTGGTTTGTGAGGAAAGTTTAACTGATGTTGATGGTGTTTGTACACTTGTATGTGAAGAAGGATTAACGAATGTAGATGGTGAGTGTATCTTTATTTGTGAAGAAGGAGTAACAGAGTGTTATTATCAAGGTGATTTAGATGTATTACAAAATATTATTGATGTAAATGATAGTTTAAGTGGAGAACCATTAGAAATTGGTATTCAGTTATGGGTTGATGGAAGATTAGATAGTTTGTATTTATATAACAATCAACTCACCAATATTCCAGAGAGTATTGGGGATTTAAGTAGTTTAGAATTTTTGGATTTACGTGAAAATCAACTCACCACTCTTCCAGAGAGTTTTGGGGATTTAAGTAGTTTAAGATATTTGGATTTACGTTCCAATCAACTCACCACTCTTCCAGAGAGTATTGGGGATTTAAGTAGTTTAGAAAGGTTGGTTTTATCTTACAATCAACTCACCACCCTTCCAGAGAGTATTGGGAATTTAAGTAGTTTAGAAAGGTTGTATTTACAGTATAATCAACTCACCACCCTTCCAGAGAGTATAGGGGATTTAAGTAGTTTAATTTCTTTGTATTTATTTAACAATCAACTCACCAGTATTCCAGAGAGTATTGGGAACTTAAGTAGTTTAGAAAGACTGTCTATGTATTCCAATCAACTCACCAGTATTCCAGAGAGTATTGGGAATTTAAGTAGTTTAGAATGGTTGAAATTATCTTCTAATCAACTCACCTCTCTTCCAGAGAGTATTTGTAATCTTCCAGAAACTTGTTATATTCGTGTAGAAGACAACCAACTCCGTGAAGAATATCATTATGATTGTATTGATAATTGGGGAACACAAGATTAATATGGCTTGTTCAAAACCAATCCTACCAAATCAAAGAAAATGGAAGTATATTTTACTTTTACAAGACGGTGGTGCTTATTTTGGGGATACTATATGGAAAGTAGTTAGAGAGATAGTTTGCCATCGATGGTTTCATTGGAAGAGAGGTGACGGATGGACGGATTAAGTCATAGTCTTTGGGTAGAGAAATACAGACCAACTGATTTATCAACTTACATTGGTAATGAACATCTTCGTGAGAAGGTTGGAGTATATTTAGAAAGTGGTGATGTTCCTCATCTACTATTATATGGTAGAGCAGGAACTGGTAAAACCACACTAGCCAAAATCATAACAAAGAATATAGATTGTGATTACCTCTATATCAATGCATCAGATGAGAACAAAGTTGATGATATTAGAAATAAGGTGAAGACATTTGCAAGTTCGGTTGGGTTTAGGGATTTAAAGGTATTGATACTCGATGAGTGTGATTATCTAACTCCAAATGCTCAAGCTGCTCTTCGTAATTTGATGGAAACCTTTTCAAAACATTGTAGGTTCATTCTCACTTGTAATTATGTAGAGAGAATCATAGACCCCATTCAATCAAGATGTCAACCATATAAGATTGTTCCACCTTCTCGTAAGGATGTGGCAAAACAGATGGTTTATATTCTTGATATGGAAGAGGTATCATATGAACTTGATGATGTAGCTCTTATTGTAAATGCGGGATATCCTGATATTCGTAGAGTTATTAATTCAGCACAGAGGCAAGTAGTGGGTGGTAAGTTGAAGGTAGATGTTAATTCAGTTATACAGAATGATTACAAGGTAAAACTATTAGAGAGTTTAACACCTAATACTACAATGACTAGTATTAGACAATTACTTGCTGATAATTCTGTAACTGATTATAATGAATTGTATAAGTTACTCTATGATGAAATAGAAACTTATTCACATGGAAAAGAAGCAGAGTGTATTCTTGCATTGGCAGAAGGTCAATATCAAGATGTACAAGTAGTAGATAAAGAAATAAATTTTATGTCAACCATAGTTAAATTATTAAGAATAATCGGGAGAAGTTAAATGAAGTTAAAACCAGTAAACGATAAAATCGTTGTAAAACCAAAAAGTAAACAAGAAGAAGTTACCGAGGGTGGAATACTTTTACCAGATACAGTAGATCAAGGGAAATTGATGGAAGGTGAAGTTGTATCAGTAGGTAAAGGTATGTATTCAGCTAACGGAACACTTATTCCAGTTGTAGTTAATGTTGGTGAAACAATATTATATAATAAACATGCACAAACACATGAGTATGGAGATTACCTTATAATGAGTGTAAACGAAGTACTGTCAATTGTAAAGGACTAATATGAAAACATTTTTAGTAGAACATAAAGATTGGGATAAACCATCAATTAGAGTAACATTATATGAGGCACCTTATGAAGATGAAAATATCTTAAATAAGACTGGCTGGAACGCAAAAGATGTTACTATAACAGAAACAACACAGGAGGAAATAGAATGATTGTACCAGGAAAAGATGGGCAAATGCAACAAACAATTGATATGAGTCAAACGACACCAGTAAAATGTGAGAAATGTGAAAATTCAACATTTAAACAGACACTATTGATAAGAAAGATGTCAGCTTTAGTATCACCAAGTGGACAAGAAACAGTTATTCCAATTGGAGTATTTGCTTGTGAAAAATGTGGGCATGTAAATGCTGAATTTGAGAATATGGAAACTACATAGTGCCATTATATACTTTCAAATGTCCTTCTTGTAATAGAGAAGATGAAATAAATCAAAGTATGAGGTCAGCAATACCTGTTTGTCAGAGATGTGTTAATGCTAGTTGTGGTGTTCATATCGTGGAGATGAAAAGGGTGTGGAAAAAGACAGCCAGACCACAATTTAAAGGTGAAGGATTTTATGAAACAGACTACAAAAAAAAACCCAAAGAAAAAAATGACAATACTGGATTGGATAAACCAGATTCTAGTCCATAAGAAGCCTTGGGATTCATTCAGCGAAACAGATCAAAAAACCTTTAGTCCATTCATCATAAATCGTTGGCTATCAATGGATGAAGAGTTTATAGAGGTAGTAAATTATTTTCAGAAATACGCTATAGGAACTCTTGAACCAAGAGAGGTTTATAAATGGTATTCAGATTTTTTACCTAAAGGTAAACGATATAACAAATATATAAAGAGTAAAAAACAGAAGAAATATGACCCTATGTTAATTGATGTGATGTGTAAACATTTTGAATGTAGTAAACAACAAGTAGGTGAATATTTAGAGTTAACACATAAAGAAGAATTAAGAGAAATTCTTGGAATGTATGGCACAGATAAAAATCAAATTAAAAGGATGGTAAAGTGAATAAACAATTGGAATTATTTTCGGAATTAAATTGGAAAGAATATGAATATCAAGATAAAATATATAGAAAGTATAGTGCCGGACAAATACCATATAGAAAAAAAATTGAAAATAAAATAAAAGTACAGAGGTTTATAGATGAGTATAAAAAAGAAACTTTATAGTGAAATAGATTCATCGATGTTAAAGGGAATACCTAATCCAGAAAAGGTAAAACCTTATGAAGTAAAAATTAAACAGCCAGAAATTACATTTTTAGGTGTTTATGAACAACCAGATTTTGCTACATTATATATTTTAATGTATCCAAATGGTAAAGTAGTTGAATTAAAATCATTGAAATTATATTTACAACAATATAGAGATGTAATTATATCGTATGAAAGATTATTAAATCAAGTTTATGAACACTTACAAGAAGTTTATTTACCTCAAAGATTAAGATTAGTCTTGGATTGTAATCCAAGAGGTGGAATTTCATCAAGACTTACAATAGATAGTGATTGGGAAGCTCTTGGTGGAGAAGATAAATATAAAAACTGGGGAGAGGATGTATGGTAGAAACCAGATTGGAGATACTAAAATGAGTGAAAAAAAAGTAAAAGCAATAGCAGATAAACCAGTTTATAAAGAATATATAGAATCTGACATGTATGCTCAAGACACTTGGAAGGAAAAAGATATGAACAAAGTAAATCCACCACTACCAGGACTCACTGATCCAGTAAAGTATATTGAAAAAGAATATCCACAAACTGCAAAATCATTTAAGGCAATACAAAAAGAACAATATG